TGTAATCACCTTTGCTGGACACACAACAGAGTATAGAGTATTAACTCTTCCTTCTTCAACAACAATCACAATTGAAGCATTAGGACAACCTGCTAACACAGGTTTAACTACAGCAGTAGCAAGTGGTATCAATGTCAATAGACATTGGGAACATCATGCACTATTCAGCAAGACACCCGCGTCCTCTCACTCAGCAACAGCTGGTGGAGCAGGGCAAGACGAGATTCATGTTGTTATTTCAGACGAAGATGGTGTATTTTCAGGTGTTAAGCACACAGTATTGGAATCATTTGGATTTCTATCATGTGCATCAGATTCTAAAGACGCACAAGGTGCTTCTAACTACTACAAAACTGTATTAGAAACACAATCAGCATATGTGTATTGGTCTGGCCACTCAACTGGGATGTTAGCATCGGCAGGGGAAACTAGAACAATAGCACAATCAGTTGGTACTCCATTTGGAAGACCTAGTCTACCTGAAGCATCACCCCTTAGTGGTGGTATAGATGGAAGATCACCTGTAGCAGGTGACCTCACAACAGCATGGACAACACACTTTGGTGATGCAGACACAGTAGATATATCTTTCTTGATCGTTGGTTCAACTAGAACTGATAATGGATCAGGTGTAGATCAAGATTTAGTGGCTGATTGGACAACACAAGTAAACCAAGCAATCCTACTTGCAGAGGCAAGAAAGGACTGTATGGTTATAGCATCCCCTAGAAGGGCAGATGTTGTAGATGTTGCATCAGAATCAACACAGTCATCAAATGTTAAAACAACAGTAGATACAGCAACTTCAAGTTCTTATGCAGTCCTAGACTCAACTTGGGTTTATCAGTACGATAGATTCAACGACAGATATATTTGGGTTCCTGCAAACGGACACACAGCTGGTATTATGGCAAGATCAGACCTTCAAAGAGATGCATGGATTTCTCCAGCAGGATTCTCTAGAGGACAGTATATGGGTATAACTAAGGTTGCATTCAATCCTAAACAAGCATCTAGAGATGACTTGTATAGAGCAAGAGTCAATCCAGTTACAACATTCCCTGGCCAAGGTACAGTATTGTTTGGAGACAAGACAGCATTATCTACTCCATCAGCATTCGATAGAATCAATGTACGAAGATTATTCATAGTCTTAGAGAAAGCAATAGCAACAGCGGCGAAAGCACAATTGTTTGAATATAATGATTCATTTACAAGAGCGCAATTCAGAGCGGCAATAGAACCTTTCCTAAGAGATGTGAAAAATAGAAGGGGACTAGTAGACTTCTCAGTAATTTGTGATGAAACAAATAACACTGATAGTGTAATGGATAGGAATGAATTCGTTTGTTCTATCTTCGTTAAACCTGCTCGTTCAATCAACTATATAACCTTGAACTTTGTAGCAGCACGAAGTGGTGTTCAGTTCGAAGAAATTTATTCAGCAGTTTAACAGGAGTATTATAAATGTCAACAATAGATCAATTTAAAGCACAATTAATCGGTGGTGGGCCAAGAGCCAACAGGTTCAGGGTCTTTCTTCCTCGTGCAGGCAACAAAATTGAACTGCTTGCAAAAGGTGCTTCAATCCCAGCAGCTACACTCGGTGAAGTTCCAGTTCCATTTAAAGGAACTGTATTAAAACTTGCAGGGGACAGGACTTTTGCAGACTGGTCAGTAACAATAATCAATGACAATGAATTCTCAGCAAGAACTGCACTAGAACAATGGCAGGGTGAGATTCAGGGTTACGGTGTAACGACTGGAAGTTCTACAACAGACTACTTGTTATCAAGAGCGTTTGTAGAGCAATTAGGTAAAGATGACTCTATCCTTGCGAGATATGAATTTTTCAACATTTTCCCCAAAGAGATCGCTGAGATCGCATTGTCTTACGAGACAACTGATGCTTTGGAAGAATTTGCTGTAACATTCTCTTATTCTCACTGGGAAAGAGTAATTTAAGTAGTTTTTAACGTGAAAGTAGCACTTCAGAGGTGTTATAAATAATAGTATGGATATATTTGGATACGAAATAACTCGTAAAAAAGACGAGTTGCGAGCTCAAGAGGTGAAGAAGGCTAAGTCTTTCGTCCCTCAAGTTGACGATGATGGCACACCTGTCATTAATCAACAAGCTGGTTATATCGCAGGCGGTGCTTATGGTGCCTATGTGGACATGGAAGGTAATATCAAGAATGAGGTTGAACTTATTCGAAGATATAGAGAAACCTCACTTGTTCCCGAATGTGATGCAGCCATCGAAGATATAGTGAATGAGTGTATCACTTCGGATAGTGCCGATAGGATAGTAACACTCGACCTCAGAGATGTGAAACTCTCTGATAGCATCAAGAAAAAGATGCAAGACGAGTTTTACACCATCTTATCAATGATGAAGTTCAATCAGAACTCTCATGAAATATTCCGAAAATGGTACGTTGATGGAAGAGTATACTTCCACAAGGTAGTTGACAGCTCACGACTAAAACAGGGAATTATTGATATACGAAATGTTGACCCTCTTAAAATTAAGAAGGTTAGAAACATTGAGACAGAAAAAGTTAAGGGTATCGATACCGTAACGAAAACTGAAGAGTTTTACATCTTCAATGATAAAGGTTTCGATAAAACTGGTACTCAGGATGGTACGACAGTTAGAATTGCTCCCGAAGCAGTAACATATACTACTTCAGGATTATTAGATTTTAACAAGAATGCAGTCATTGGATACTTGCATAAAGCATTGAAAACTGCAAATCAGTTATCAATGATGGAAGATGCACTGGTAATCTATAGATTATCTAGAGCTCCTGAAAGAAGAATATTCTACATTGATGTAGGTAATCTTCCAAAGGCTAAAGCAGAACAATACCTTGCAGAGGTAATGAACAAGTATAAAAATAAACTTGTTTACAATGCTGACACAGGGGAGATCAAAGATGATCGAAAACATATGAGTATGTTAGAAGATTTTTGGTTACCTAGAAGAGAGGGTGGTAGAGGAACAGAAATTACCACATTGCCAGGCGGACAAAACCTTGCAGAAATTGATGACGTAGAATACTTCAAGAAGAAGTTATACCAATCATTAAATGTTCCTAGTTCTAGAATGGAAGCTGATAACGGATTCAATATGGGTCGGTCATCAGAGATTTCTAGAGACGAACTTAAGTTTAATAAGTTCACTAACAGACTTCAGAAGAAGTTTGCTAGAGTGTTTACAGATGTCTTAAGAACTCAATTAGTTCTTAAAGAGATAGTAAGTGGTGAAGAGTTTGATAAGTTTAAAGACTTCTTACAATATGACTTCACTGCAGACAATCACTTTACAGAATTGAAGGATCAAGAGATTCTTAAAGAGAGATTAGATGCACTCCAAGCTGCTGGTGAATATGTAGGACAGTATTTCAGTAAAGAATATGTAAGAAAATACATTCTACGACAGACAGAAGAAGACATCGAACAGATCGATGCACAGATTAAGAAGGAAGCTGAGGACGGAGATTCCGGCCAAGGTGATAGCGATGGTTTTTACGACAGTAACGAAGTAGGAGATAAATAATGAGTATAGCTAGAGAAATTGTAGATACAATAGAGAAAGGGGAACTTGCAAATGCAAAAGAACTTATTAATCAAGGTATCAAAGAGAAGGCTGCAGGCGCAGTAGATTTCAAACGAGTTGAAAGTCAAGTTGACTGGATGGATAAAAAGGAAGACTAATGAAGGATGGACTGAAGTCATTTGCACAAATATCAGTAGAACTTGCTGAGGCTAAGGTTAAATTACCTTCAGGTCACAAGGAGATAAAGTCTGATAGCGTGAAAGTGGGTGGGAAACTAACTTCTATAGTCTACACTAGTTATAAAAATAAGGTCTCAGTGTTTGTTAATGGAGAGGATTTCACAGCAGGAACCCCATACAAAGACTTGAAGACTGCAGAAAAAGAATTTAAAGACATTAAAAAGATAATGCAACAAATGAGTGAAGAAACAGGTGTCTCAATAGAGGAAATAGTAAATGAAATTAATAGCTGAATTTAACGAGAGTATCACACCAATTATCACTGAGGCAAACGCTCAGGGTAAGAAAGATTACTTCATCGAAGGTGTCTTTATGCAAGCAGACATCAAGAATCGTAATGGTAGAGTCTATCCTAAAGCAATTATGGAGAAGGAAGTAAACCGTTATGTCAAAGAATTTGTTGAGAAGAAAAGAGCATTTGGTGAGTTAGGACATCCTGAAGGGCCGACTATCAATCTCGATAAAGTATCACACATGATCGAATCCCTCGTATTAGATGGTAAGAACTATGTGGGTAAAGCAAAGATTTTAAGTACTCCAAATGGTGAGATTGTCAAAGCTCTTATCAATGATGGTGCGAAACTCGGAGTATCTTCTAGAGGACTTGGTTCACTAGAACAAAAGGGTAATGCACAATATGTTAAAGACGATTTTCAACTAGCAACTGCTGGTGATATCGTTGCCGACCCATCTGCTCCCGAAGCATTTGTTGAAGGAATAATGGAAGGTGTCGAGTGGGTATATCAAAATGGTATCCTTACAGCGGTTCAGTTGGAGTCTATGCAGAATGAACTTAAATCTGCACGACTAAATAAACTTGAAGAAACTAAGTTAAATCTATGGAAAAGGTTCGTTGAGAGTCTATAACATATAAATAAAATAAAGTATCACATAAAGTGATAAAACAGGAGAAAAAAATGGCAGAGTTAGAAAACAACCTAGACACGACTGTAGAGGAAGGTGTACAACCTGATTCTAAAGCGACGAAGGGTGACAAAAAACCAGTCAAACAAGGTTCATCTGATGCCGCTGACATTGGTCAAGGTAATGTTGAGATCGTCAAACCTGAAGAAAATCCTGTTGACAAAGCAGTAGCAGCTCAAAAGAAAGCCGAAAAAGGTGTTCCTTCTAATGAAGGTGACCCTCAGAAGAAAGGTGCTGGGAAAGCTGAAAAGGGTGAAAAGATTAAAGAAGGTAAATCTTCTAAAATGGAATCCATCAAAGCAATCGTCAACAACATGAAGGAAATGACTAAGGAAGAGCTTCAATCTATGTTGGGAACAATATCAGAAGAAGAAGCAGACGAGAGTTTGACTAAAGCAGAAGTTGCGAGAGCAGTTGTTGAATCTTTAAAAACAATGGATGAAGAGAAAGTTACAGAAGTACTTGAATCTTTAACCAAAAAAGAAGAAGAAGACGAAGTTAAAGAAGAGGCCGTTGCTGAAGAAGTAGCGACTGAATTGGAATCTTCTCTTGTTGAAATTGAAATAGATGACGACCTATCAGCAATTTCAGAAGCATTAGACCTATCAGACGAAAATGCTGAAAAGGCTAAAACAATTTTTAAAGCTGCAGTTTCTAGTAAACTTGCAGAAATAAAAGAATCTCTTGATGCTCAGTATCAAGAAGAATTAAAAACTACAGTTGAGTCTGTTAAAGGTGACCTTACGGAAGCAGTTGACAAGTACCTAACATATTGTGCAGATGAGTGGACGAAAGAAAACGAACTCGCAATAGAACGTGGTTTGAGATCAGAAATGACAGAAAACTTTATCGAAGGTTTGAAAACATTGTTCGTAGAACATTATGTTGACGTTCCTGAAGACAAGTATGATGTTATCGATGAACTCGCAAATCGTCTCGAAGAGATGGAAGCTAAACTTGACGGTGAAGTGTCTAATAACATGGCAATCGTTGAAGAGCTTGAAACTCTAAAGAGAGTGAACGTGATTTCGGAAGTATCGAAAGATTTGACTGATTCACAAAAAGAGAAACTATCTTCTTTAGCAGAAGGTGTAGACTACAAAGATGAAGCAGATTTCGCCGAGAAAATTGCAGAAGTCAAAGCAGCCTACTTCCCTGTTGAAGGTGAAAAGGTAGTGGCTGAGACCTTAGTAGTTGAAGGAGCAAATGAATTCAAAGTTGAACAAACAGAGAAATCAGTAGACCCTACAATGACTAAGTACTTATCAGCAATATCAAAACTCCAACCATTAGGTTAGAGTTTAATTTAAAGGAAAAATAAAATGTTTTTATCAGAAAACTTACAAGAAAAGTGGCAGCCGATTCTAGAACACGCCGATCTTCCAAAGATCGAAGACAACTACAAACGCGCCGTTACTGCTGTAATCTTAGAAAACCAAGAGAAAGCTCTTAACGAGCAGAACTTGCAAGAAGCAGCACCTTTAAATGCTACTGGAACAGGCGTTTCTAACTGGGATCCGATTTTGATCTCACTAGTTAGACGTGCTATGCCAAATCTCGTTGCGTACGACATTTGCGGAGTTCAACCAATGACTGGCCCTACAGGATTAATCTTTGCTATGAAAGCAAGATATAATGATTATCCTTCAGGAACAAGACTTACTAAATCAGAAGCTTTATTCAATGAAGCACAAACTGGTTACTCAGATGGGCCAAACCCAACTGCAGACGGAGTCTTAGCAGGACAAGAGGACGATCCATTCGCAGCCTCATCAGCTTATGAAAATGCAACAGGTACAGGTATGACTACCGCCTCTGCAGAAGCATTAGGTGATGTAGAAGCTTCAAACGGATTCGCTCAAATGGGTTTCTCAATTGAGAAAGCTACTGTTACTGCCAAGTCAAGAGCATTAAAAGCAGAATACACTTTAGAATTAGCACAAGACCTTAAAGCAATCCACGGTCTTGATGCAGAATCAGAACTAGCAAATATTCTTTCATCAGAAATATTAGCGGAAATTAACCGTGAAGTAGTTAGAACAGTAAATGTTCAAGCGAAAACTGGAGCAGCTGCTACAGCTACTGCAGGTACTTTCAACTTAGATGTTGATGCAAACGGAAGATGGTCTGTTGAAAAATTCAAAGGTTTATTATTCCAAATCGAAAGAGAGTCAAACCAAATTGCAAAAGATACAAGAAGAGGCAAAGGAAACTTTATCCTATGTTCTTCAGACGTAGCTTCTGCTCTTTCAATGGCTGGCGTATTAGATTACGCACCTGCTCTTTCAACTAGTCTTAACGTAGATGACACAGGCAATACATTTGCTGGTGTTCTAAACGGACGAGTTAAAGTATACATTGATCCATATGCTGGATCAGATTACTTGACAGTAGGCTATAGGGGTTCTAATCCTTATGATGCGGGTATGTTCTATTGCCCATACGTTCCATTACAAATGGTTCGTGCGGTCGGTGAGAATACATTCCAACCAAAAATCGGTTTCAAAACTAGATATGGTATGGTTTCTAATCCTTTCGTAGGTGCTACACCTGCTGACGGAATGGCAACTGCTGGAACGAATACTTACTACAGAAAAATGTTGGTTTCTAACATTCTGTAAATCAAAGTTTTAATTAACTTTAGAAAAGGTCTCTCACGAGACCTTTTTTTTGCCTTGAATAAGGTGTTTTAGAAGTCGCCGTCAGCAACTTGGATGACATTGAGACCTCTTTGTCTCCACATCTCAACAACAGAGTTTCTATCGTCAAAGACCATGTCAATCTTACCAACATGTTCTTCAAACAAATCTGCAACTTCAGTCTTGAATACTGCATCAGTCCTAAAGTCATCGTTCTTTCTCAAGAACAAGTCACATGAATCAATACCCATCCACTCTTTAATTTGAGTTTCAGTGATATCTCTTTCAGACTCATTCCTTGCAGAGAAGAATACTACTCTATCCCCTTGTGCAATGAACCTTTTTGCGATATCACATACCCATTGGTTGGGAGTGTCGTTTACGGTTTCTGCTTTAAATGAAGGCCAATCAGCTGGAGTGTTTTCTACGAAATGTCTCCTATGTTGCATATCAGCGATAGTTCCATCAATGTCGAATATTATGTTTTTTCTTTCTATTTCCATACTACTATAATAACAGAAAGTACCAGTCATTGTCAAGTTGTTATTTCAAATGACCTAAATACTATTGTAACATTAAGTTACATGACACACACACAGGAGAAAACTATGTCAAACACACCGAAATCGGGCTTCGAAATCCGAGCCGACTTACTAAATCAATCACAAGGAATTTTGGAAGGAAACTACCAAAGAGAGGTTGACGCTATACACACACACAATGACTCGTTCCCCAACGATAAGAAACCCTTACCGCTAAGAGAGATCATGGGTGAAGAAGTTATTGCAGTTGCTAGACAACTCAATGAGTTTGTTACAGAAAAGTAGGACATAAAGTATTGTGGGGGTATAACACCCCCCATTTTACCTAAATAAAAAGAAACATTATGAAAGAATACAGAAAACAAGTGAGTGTCTTGGAAGGGCCTTGGGAAAAAGCAACTTTTCCTGAAGGTGAAGAACCCACAAACGTCATCTCAGTAGAGACAATAACCACCTTCATGCAAGATGGTTATCTATGTGAAAGAACTAATAGAAGAGACTACAGAGAGCT